CCCGAGCCGCCATCTCGCGCTGCCTGGCGAGTGACAGCGCCTCACGGGAGAAGTCGGCCTCGGCGCCCATGCCCGCCGACTGGACACGGCCAAGCTGCTGCATCAGTTGGGGATCGAAGCCGCCGGTCGCGCCGGTCTGTGCGATCGGTGCGTAGGCCTGCTGCCCGGTGCCGGCGCCAGCCGGGATGCGGCCCTCACGGCCGGCCGACCGGATCGCCTCTCGGCCCAGGTAGCCGAAGTAGCTCCGCAGGTGCGCTGGCGGTTGATCGGCGCCTACCGCGGGGGCGCGCTGGGGACGCACGGACGGCCTCTGCGCCGGAGGCGGTACAGACTGCTGCGGAGAAGGGGCCTCTTGTCCACCGAAAAATCTGCCGCCTGTGTTCCCCACAGCGCCGGAGATCGCGCGCATCGTCCCCTGCTTTTGAACCTTCCGCGAAAATTCCAGCGGAGTCATGTTCCCGTACAATTTTTTAAGGTCTAGATTCGGCGTCCCTTCGCCGTAAGGCTTCCAAACGCCGGCCCCGGATGGGGCGGAATATGTGCCACGCCCCTCTGCCTGCTGCCCAAGATCCCTGATGGCTGCCACTATCTCAACTCCCTTTCATGGATCGAGATGCCGATCTCATGCAACGCATAAGCTCTATCACTTTCCACGATCAATTGCAACATCTGGCCGATGTCTGCGTTCAATTGCGCCACGGACCCGCCGGTGCCAGCCGTGCTGGGCCCCGACGCCGATATCCTGTGAGTCACGATAGTTCTGCTGGCGTCACTGCTCCCGTTGGTCACGTTGGTGCTGTAGATGTATGTTCGAACGGGCGGCGCCGCCGCCAAGGTGTCCTCCTGCTCGTCCCACCTGGAACGCACCGTGACCTGCACGGGCGTCGATGCCGTACCCAAGGCGTAGCGTTGCGTCGTGACGTGGATCCACTTGAGATCGCGGAACAGCGTGTTCTCTCCGATCTTGATGCAGCCCGTCTTGATAAGCGTGAGAATCTGGAAGACCGTGTTGGCGCCCTTGGCGTAGTTGCCGCCGCCCGTGTCCGTCCATGCGGCCTCGCGCTCGTCGGTCTCGATCTCTCCGTAACGCATCACGAAGCAGAAGCCGCCGCCGTTCGCACTGCCGATGAAGAGCACCCCGCCGCCCCACTTGCCTTGGTCGTTCGCCATGCAGCTCGACAGGATGTCCTTGTAGATGAACCACGCGCCCTCGGAGTAGTGGTAGGCCAGCATCGTCCAGAGCCGCGGAGCGCCGGAGCCGGCCGGTACGGGCGCCAGGTTGTCGAAGCGCGGCAAACTCAGCAGGTACGTGTTGTCGTGAATCCTCCCGTTGGCGAACGCCACCGCCGGCACCTTCTCGCCGCTCGTGTTGTTCTTCTGGAAGATGTCACGCGAATCCACTTCATCGGCCAGAAAGTCGTCCACCACAATGCTGATCGGAGTCGCACGCGCGCCGTCGAACTGGTACACGCGCGGCTGCTCGTCGTAGCCGACAAAGAAGATTCGATCCGGCAGGACCGCCACCGAATTCGGCGCGATGCACCCAACACGAGGGTCCACCTGGTCAAGAATGAAGTCTTCGGGGCCTGAACCCAGGAGCTGCCAGATCGAATATCTCTTGAAGACGATGAGCCGCTCATGCAGCACGGCCAGCTTGAGGATCGGATCGCTGTTGTGGCCGACCGTAATCTGAAACGTGGACGGGAAGATTTCCGGGCCGGCGCCGTGGATCCCCGCGATGACGCCCGCCGTCTCGTTGCCCACCGCCGCCGAGAATCTCAGGACGTTATCAACAGCGGCGAACATCCGGCCCTTGTGGACCTCGATCGTCGTGGCCTGATTCGGAGGAAGGCCGGCGTCGTCGGGCGACAGCTCGGGCCCCAGCGCCGCGTCGGCGATGTTGTCCAACACCACCGTCGTCACGTTGTCGGCGATGATGCCGTGGAAGTAGTAGCGCGAGAAGTCGTCGCGCAGGCTCCGGTAGAGGATGCGCTGCGTCACGTTGGCGTAGTTGGTGACGGGGCCGACCGCGATGGTTACGTTGACCTGGTTGGAAGACGTAGAGACAGACCCCGCCATGAGCGGCGACCGGCTGGACTCCTCCGCCAGGTCGCCATAAACGTAGGTGTAGACGTATTTGTAAGTACCCGTCAGCACTCCGCCGCCGGCCGTCGCCGCCGTCGCCACCGCAGTCGGCGCCGGGAAGCCGGCCTGCTTGAGGGTCGCGCCGTCCCACCAGGCGATGCCCTGAAAGCCGCTCGTCTCGCCGTAGGTGATGTAGACCCGGTTCTTGTCCGTGGACTCCGCGAAGTCGATGAAGCGCGTCGGGTTCGCCGCCGCAATGACTTGATCCTTCAGCATCACGCCGTCACTGGCCCGCGTGATCCTGATATGCGCCTTGGTGACGACGATGAAATGCTTCTCGTAGGTGCCGCCCACCATGCCGCGCCACACGTAGAGGCCCTTGACGGGCTGCGTTTCATCTCCGGGCGTGTAGACCCCCGCCGCCGCCGTGAGCGGCGCCACGATCTCGACGCCCTCGCGCGACGAGATTGAGCCGATCTTGCGATACGTGTTGACGTTTTCGAGCCTTTGGAACACACCAGGCGCCAGGGACGGCGCGTGCGCGCTGCCCACCATGCCGCCGCTGAAGCCCTTCAGGAGGATGCGCGGCGCGTCGATCCCCATCCTAGAAGATCAGATCGGAGAACCCGACCGAATCGCCCCCCTCGACCTCGCGGACCATCCGGGGCTCGTCCATGCGCCGCAGTTCGATGCCCGCCAGAACTTGCGCCTCCCACTCCTTGAGCGTCGTCTGTGCCGCTGCAAAGAGCGACATGTTTCCCTGCTTCTGGTGGCACGTCTTCATGGCGTAGTGCACGAGGTACGACCGGAACTCCTCGGCGAGGAACGGCACGATGGAGAAGCGCCGCACCGCCGGAAGGCCCCCCGTGACGTTCGCCGACAGGTTCGGCGTCACCGTCAGTTCCGCCGTCAGGACGTTGTGCGCCGTGATGCGATACTCCTCACCGTCCGCCCCGCTGCCAGGATGGAAACGGATGATCTCCCCAACGAAGTCGTCGTTGCGCGTCGGCAAGCGCCCGATCCGGCCTTGCGTAGCCGCCGCGCCTTCCGTCTTACTGTAGATGAATCGGTTGACCGCCGCGCTGCTCTGCGGGTAGCTGGTGAACATCGCATTCGGCTGCCGGTAGAACGTCACGCGGTAACTCGGCATCGACCCGTCAGGGATCGGCCAGAACCCGATCTTGGTATCTCGGATGTAATACAAATAAGGCCGCCCCGTGGAACTCGGAGTGCTCGGCACGTCCTGGTGGCGCACGTAGTTCATGGAGAGCCGGCGCCCATCGGTGTCGATGAGCTTCACGTCCGTGATCGACCGCATCACGATATCCGTGGGAAGCTCGTACTCCTGGGTGCCGCCCACCAGCGCAATCGTGCGGTCGCCTTCGAAGTGGTTCTGATCCGCTATCTTGACCCGCGTGTAGATTTCGTAGAGCCCTTCGGTCAGGATGTCGGACCACTCCGTGTCGCCGATGAAGCCGCCCGTCAAAGGCTCGTTTGCCTCTCGGCGCACCTGTTCGATGAGATCAGTGATTAGCACTATTCACCAACCCGAGATTACCATAACTGCGCGCGCGCCCGAACCACTTTTTGAAGTCCTTGCTGACATCATCCTGTTGCGCCTTGAGACGCGCCTTCCGGCGCTCCTCCTTCTCGCGCAGCATATCCTCGATCTTGTCAGCGTAGCCTTCCCTGGGCCCGCTCAAGCGCCACAAGTCCATCTCGTGAAGCTCGTTGATGTGGCGACGATCCAGCGGGCACGGCGAACCATTCTCAGGATCGTCCGGTGGATCCGTGATCTTCAGAATGTAGAAGGGCTGCTTCGGATTAGATGGGTTCGGGGCTGTGATCCACTGAAACGGGTCTTTCGGGTTCCGGTGTACGCGCAGCCCGCCGCCGAGGTTCCGCAGCTCTTGGAGCGCCCACGGCGGGAGCGGGACTGGCACCAGTGGGACCGACATGGGGAGCCCCCTTCATCTCCGCGATGATGACCGGCAACGCGGCGGCGATGCCCTGCGCCACGGCCTGACCCATCATCACGGCCATCTGCTGTTGTTCTTCGCGCTTGATGCGCTTGACGTAATGCGGGCACTCGACCAGGTGCGCCTTCACGGCGCTATCGCCATGGCTCGTGCGGAAATCGCAACCGTCTTCGAGGCACTCGTACTTCATCTCGGCGCCGACCAAGCGCGCGTTGTCGGACGGAGGCCCCTTGTAATTACCCGTGGAGTGATTGAAACGGTTCGGCCCCTTCTCGCCGCTGTCGTACAACGCCGGCGCCGGAGGCAACGCCACCGCACCGTTCGCGCCACTCGTCGGGTCCTGCATCCGATCCTCCTTTTGAGACCCCGGAGGGGGCGCGGTAAAACGCCCCCTCCGGGCTTTGTCGCTCTCGTTTACGCCACGTCCCTCAGCACGGAGTTCGCGGACCGCTTGCTGGTGAACATGTTGACGTAGTAGTACAGCGTGGACTCGTACTCGTCCTTGCCCGACACCTTCTGGAACACGCTGCCCGCGTAGTCCATGAAGTCGATCGACCCCGCGTCGGCGCAGTTGAGCGTGCGCTCGTCAGGGAAGTAGACCGTGTTGGAATCGCAGACGTGATCCACCACGATCGGCACCGCCGCGCCGCCGCCGCTGTACTCCACGGCACCGAAGCCGCCGTCGAGATCCAGCGTGCGAACGAAGCGACGATCCGCGTTCATCAGATTCACGTAGCTGCGCCGCACCGCGTGCGTGGTGAGGATCAGGCTGCACCGAGCCTGCGACCGGATCTCGCCGAGTTCGAACGCCTGCTGCATCAGGTCCAGGGTGATCGGCCGATTCACGCCGCCGTTGTCCAGCACGTTGCCGCGCCAGAAGGCGTCCGTGGTGCCGTTGATGCCCTGGAGGGTCGTGGTAACGAAGCCGCCCAGACTGTCGGGCCCGTCCGTGATGCCCTTGAGGCCCATCTGCGCCAGTCCGCGGGAACCCGTGCGGAAGATGAACGTCGTGGCGGGCGGCCCGGCCGGCACGGTGAAGTCGCTGCCAAACCGGATGATCTTCGCCGCGCGATCGACGTAGGTGATCTCGTTGTTCGTGATGAACTGCACACCGCCGGAGAGCGAGTCGAAGCCGTCCATCTGCATTCCCTGGAACAGCTTCTCCGCGTTGGCGACCGTGACATCAGTGCCGGCGACGATCACGCCGGCTGCCGCGTTGGTGAACTGCGCCAAAACGCCGGTCCCGTTCCCATACGACTGGCTGTTGAGTTCCTGCTTGATCGTCTCGACGATGCCGCGCAGCTCGTTGTCGATCACGTTGGCGTAAGCGTTCGAACTGTCGCCCGACGCCTTGATGGTCTGACCCGTGATCTGGACGGAGCCGTACAGGTAGGCCAGCGCGATCGAGCTGACCCGGTGCTTGCGGTTCTTGGCGGTCGGGAGCGTGCCGCTTTCCGCCCTCCAGCCCACGGCCTCGTTGTTCTGGTAGTGGACGGGGAAGCGCGCCGTCAGGTCCTCGCCGCTGATCTTCAGCCGCTTGCCCTTGAGGCGGTTGTAGAGCACCGCGCTCAAGTTGAGCTGCTCGACGATCTGGCCGATGTAGTCGCGCTTGAGATACTCGTTCACACTTGTGATGGTTGCGCCCATGGATTCCTAGCCTTTCATTTCAGTCCTGCCGTCTCCCTCAGATACGCGGCGAACCTGTCCTTGGTGGCTTTCTCGTCGTTGTAGTCCACCGGCTTGCCGCGCGGTCCGAGATTCGACGGCATCCCGCCGTTGCCACTGGTGGCACCGGGGGGAAGTTTGGATTGTGCTTCCTTCTTCGAGGCGGAGTACGGCTCCCGAGCGGCCTTGCGGTCCTGCTCGATCTCAGCTCCCACTTCCGAAACGATCTGCGCTACGTCGGGATTCCGCGTCTTGTTGATGCGCCACAGGATCGAGTCCTGCGCCGCGCTTTCCAGCGCGCCGAGACTCTCGAAGACCTTGTGCTTGCCCATCTCCGAGACGATGGTCGCCGACTGTTCACGGCGCCACTCTTCGACCTCTTGAGCCATCTGCTTCTGCTCCACGGTCGAAACCTTCCCGGCGATCTCCTTGGCCCAGGCCGGCATCTCTTCCGTCGCGGCGGCGCCATTCCCGTTTACGTTGGCGCCGGCTTCGGACTTCCCTTCGCCGACCGGGTTGCCGTACAGACGCGCACGAATATGCGGGTCCGTCTCGGCGAGTTCCGCCAGGTAGGACCCCGCCATCTGCATGGCGTCCTGCTGGCGGCTTTCGCGCAGAGTGTTCCGTTCTGCGATGACCTCGTTCAGGCGACTCAGCGGGACCATCTGGCCTTCGCCGGCGCCCGTGGAAGTTGACGCGGAAGAATCCGCGGGGGACGGGTCCGCTGCCGCTGCCGGGGGCGTCACTCCCTGGGCGGGATCCTGTACGTCCGTCGCTTCTGCCATGGACTTACTCCTTTAACGCCGGAGAGGCGGGTCCAATGGTTACGTTTTTCACGTTCAAACCTGACCTTTTTGTACGACCGTCAGGCGCAATGTCAAGGATTACTCGCCCCGTGATCGTCACCTCATCGCCGACCTTCACCTTGGCGAAGTCGGGATGCAGCGCCGGATCCAGCACGAGCGCCTTCATGACTTCAGGCTTCATCTCGCCCATCGGCATCTCAGGCGGCGCCGCGGACGGCTTGGCCTCCGGCTTCTCGATCTTCTCCACGGGCGCCGCGGCTGCGGGCTCCTCCTCGTCCTTGGATGCCATGGGCCCGGCCATCTGGCGCCGGAACTTCTTGTCTTCCTTCGCGGCCTCTTCGGGTGCGACTTCCTCGGCGGGTCCGCCGAACAGAAACCCCTTGCCTTTGTGCGCCATGGCTACATCCCCGTCAAATCGCTCGACCCGGCTTCGGCGGCCTGCTCACGTTGAGCGGCTGCGGCTTCGATCTGTTCAAGATCCGGCATCATCGGCGCCACCGAAGGAATCGGCGTGCCTTCCTCAGCCTCCGTTATCGGAACCGGAAGGGGCGGTGTCGCGGGAGGGACCGCGCCCTGCTCGGTGAGAGCTTCTTCCGGCCCCGGCATCGGAGGCTGCGCCGCCGCCTGAAGTTCCGCCATGCGGCGCGCGTCCTCAACGGCCTTGGCCTGCTTGTTGGCCTGGTGCTCCTCGTAGTGCTTCATGAACTCGCGCTGCACTTTCTTGGAAGCCTTCCTGAACCGCTCGGAATTCATCTCGCACTTGTGGACGACCATGTGGATGTCGTCCGTCTCGACCTTCAAGACCCCGACTTCCTTGCCCTTGTAGATGCGCTCGTTCTCCTCACGAGCCCACAACTCTTCGCGCTTTTCGTCCACAACGGCCTGCTCTTTGTAACCGAGATCCATGAGCGCCTTGCGGATCGCCAGCGCGTCCTTCACGGGGTCCAACACCTTGCCGTCGAGAAGCTCCGTGATCTCGTTGAGCCGCGCGGCGCGGTTGCGCGGCAGACTCGGCCCCACCGCCACGCGCACGTCGTAGTAGTCCGCGTTCGGGTCTTTCCCTTCCAGGTCTTTCCCCAGCACCTTCTTCGCCACGATCCCGCCCAGCGGGCCGCTGATCTTGACGAGACGCTCTTCGCTGGCGAACTGGTGGAACAAGGACAACATCCTCCGCGCGAGCTGGCCAAGCGCACCCTGGATCTCTTCGCTCGTCACGGCGAGCTGGCTATCGTCGGCGTCCTGGAGCAAGCTGATGATGCGGCCCGAGCGCGCGCCTTTCACCATCTGGCCCCTCGACACCTCGTGCCAGCCCATCACGTCCTCGAAGTTCTGCATCGTGATATTGTGCTGCTGGATATACGTTGACGGCATCTCAGGCGACGGCATCGGCATCGGCTTCTCGCCGTTCATGCTCGGGTAGTACGTCACGACCTCGCCGCTTTCGTCCGTGATGGAACTCTGCGCGACCTTCGCCGTGATCGGCACAATCCACTTCGGCTTGCACATCCGATTGCGGATCTGCACCATCTGGGATCGCAGCCGGTTCATGTCCTGAATGAGCGGCAGCCCGGACTCCAGACGCGGCCGGCCCAGGATGCGGCCCGCCACGGGGACCTCGCGGAACATCACGATCGGGAAGTCGCCGTGGTCATACGGGTTCGGCCCATCGTGAAGAATGATCTTCGAGGCCATGATGACGCGGCGCCCCTTCGGATGCTGCTTGCTGGGCCGCTCCCAGTATTCGATCATCGTGGCGCACTTGCCCGCCGACATGCCGTAGTTCGTGCCGGCGCCCCAGGATGTCGTCGATCCGAAGACGCCGACGAGATTCCGCAGCCGCTCGGCGTAGAGCGTATGCACGTAGGTTTCCTCGGGTACGATCAGGTCCGCCTTGTCGGGATAGTTGTCCTTGATCCACTGCACGGGCCGCACGCGGTTGAACATCACCCACTGGCACGATTCCAGGTCGCGGCCTTCCGGGTCGAAGTCCACTTCGTAGGGCGACAACGCGCAAAGCTCGATGTCTCCGATCGGCACGCCGTCTTCGGTGGAGGGCCCGGCATTCGGATTCCAGTCGAAGCGGATGATCCCGTTGCCCGTCTCGACCATCCAGCCCGTCGCATCGCGCAACACCTTCTGGACGCGCTTGGCCTCCCACAGGTGTTGAATCACCATCTCGGCGACTTCGGCCCGGTCGATGTCTTCTTGCGAAGCCGTGGCCGGCGCGACGGCGATCTCCGGCTTTGCGCTGGTGAGTCGTGCCACGGTACGCTGCGCGTAGGCTTGCGCGAGCGAGATCACCATTCGGACGGGTGCCCGGTTGCCGGCGGACGGGATGCGGTACGGCACGGCGAACTGCGGCGCCGGCGTCATGTACGGCAGATCCAGGAGATACGCGTGAACGGTGAACCAGGTCTGTTCGTACTTCTGCTTGTAGCCGATGCGCGCTACGAATTTCTCCGTGATCTCCCCGATGGTGCGCTTCTCGGCGTCCGTAGGCTTGTAGCCCGCGGGGAACGACTCACCCCAGGTGTAGCTCTGGAGCTTTTCAGCGGCAGCAGCCACGTTCAATCGAGGCCGCCAATGGGTTTAAGAAACCAAGATGCAATCCTGCCGAAACCAGCCACTGATCATCCCCTTCTCCAGGACCAGGAAACTAGAATCCGTGGCCGTCCACCGGCTTCTCGTCTTCGGCGGTCGGCTTGTAGTGATCGCTCAGACGCCCCTTGTCACAGACGCCGCTGTCGGCCTGCACGGGCTTGTCGCTCGTCAGCCCGTCGTTGCGAAACACGATGGCCGGATCGTTCATGGCGTCGAGGACGCGATACGCGCCGCCCTCCAATCTCGTGCGCTCCGCCTTCACGACTACGCTCCGGGGATCGTGCGGCCCTGCTTGTAGGCCGTGTCTTCGGGATTGCCCTGCGGGCTCATGTTCTTGCCTTCCTCGTCCTTGCAAACGCGGAAGTCCTGGGGGTTCGCCTGCATGTCCGACGCCGCCTTGAACGCGATCGACTCCATGCGTTCGCGCCGCGCCGCGCCGTGCCCCTCGGTGCTGGGAAACTCGCCCGTCGCCTTCGCCTTGCCGATGTCCGTCATGGCTCCGTCTCCGTCAAACTGCGCTGCAACCTCTGGCCTTCGATGAATCTCCAGGCATCCCTGGGCGAGTCAAAGATGTTCTCGGCCCCCGGCACGAGCCAGTAGCCGTTCTCGTCCTGTTCGAGCTTGTAGTTCTCAACGATCGCTGCATCATCAGGGCCATCCACGACCGCCGCGAGTTCGCGCTGCTTCTCAAGCGCCTCGGGGCTCCAGCCCTGGATGCGGGCGTAAAGCTCCTTGCGTTCCGCAGCGTGGCGTTCATCGGCCCCAAGTATAGCCTTGGGCGTCTCCGTTGCAAGGTCTTTCAGTTTTTCCACCAGATCGCGCACCTGCCCATGAAGCTGGCCGATGTACTCCATCTGAAGCCGCGTCAACGAGCGCGACTCCGCGCACAGCCGGCATTCCGGCGGTTCGTGAAACTCCGGCATCTTACACCTCCCCGAGCCACGGCGAGTCCGCGGAAGCATACTGATCTTCCGTGGGCTTGTTCGTGGCGTAGTGAATGATCTCCTGTATCGCAGTGCGCTTCACAGGTTTTTCCTCGTTGTCGCCGGCGATCCCCGGCGGCATGCGCGTATACCACAGAGCGTATCGCGCCGCATCGACGCCGTGATTCGGCCCCGGCGCCGGCACGGCCTTCGGCGTTCCGAGCCTCTTGCTGCCCACCCCGTGAGAGTCCCAGCGGTACGACATGATGCGATCGCGGAGCCGCGTACACGCCGGCCCGATGAACAGTTCAGGATTGCGCGCCGCCCAGCCCTTCACGCCGTGCACGGTATTCATGGCGCGCTTCATGGCGTCGATGCTCGCGTGGATCTCCAGCGGCCCATCAAGAGGGGGAAGACCGAAGTTGCTCAGGTCTGCCTTGAACTGACTCGTGCGATCCACGACGACGATGGGTTTGATCCTGTAGTATTCACAGAGCGCAAGAATAGCGCTGGCGTTTTCCTTGATCGTGTGATCTTTCGTGTAGACCTCGTTGAAGAACAGGGCGCGCGGCGGGATCTTCGGAGGCTGGCCCGGATCGTAGGCGAGGAACTCGGCGGCGAAGTAGCGCCCGGTGTCGATGCCGACGATGTACTGCCAGTTGCGTTCCAGCGTCGGGACTTCATCCAGAAAGTGAACGGCGGGATCCACGTCGAAGATGAGGCCCTCGCGGCCGACGAACTCGCCGAAGAGTCGCATCTGCTTCTCTTCGGGGGTCATGCCGCGCGTGATGCGCTCGATCTCCACGATGGGGATGTTGGCCTGGTTGTCGTAGGTCGAGCCCTTGATGATGTCCACATCGGGATCGTTGCCGCGCACGATGTCGTCCCAGACCCACGTGAAGCCCTTCACGGGAGTCATCGTCATGAACCAGAAGCCGGCGCGGTCCAGAAGCCGCATCCGGCATTCCTTGAAAATCTGTTGCGGCGGCTCCTCGTCGAAGTCAACCCAATCCACCGACGCGCTGCTGAAGGAGTCCACGTCGGAGTCGGCACTCTTGAACGTGATGGTGCCCCTGCCACCGGAGAGCAAAATGCGGTCCATGCGACCGTTCACGCCCCAGTAGATCTTCCCGCCGGCGGACGTGTCGTAGAGATCCCTGGAGAGCCATCGCATGAGGCGGTCCTGGGCGCCGTCGCGCTGAAGCTCGTGAGTCGGGCAGACTATCCATCCGTGCGATTCCTTGGGCAGATTGCGACACGGGTGAGTCCCTTCCAGAAGCATCGAGATTTCTGCGGCACCGCCGACGGTCTTACCCGTCTTGTTGCCACCGAGGAACAACCGATGCCGTCTAGGACTGCGGTGGAACCGGGTCTGTGCGGGGTTCGGTCGGTAGAAGTCGATAGGCCGGTTCTGGCGCCGCCTCTGGAGTTCCGCCAGAATCCCTTCGAGCTTCTCCCGATCCGACATCCCCTCCAAGTTTGCTGGAGAGTTCATGTGACAACTTTAGCAAATCCGCGCTCGACATCCCCGAGAAGACATTCACCTGGACGTTCTGGCCCGTGATCAAACCATTCCCCTTCGGGTACATCTCGGCGACTTCGCCGAGCTCGTGAATGATGCGGCGCCTCACGCCGGAGAGCGTCTTGGGGTCCTTCATCATTTTCACCAACTCGCGGACGCCCTTGTGAAATCCGAGAAGCGCGCGCGTGCGGATGTCGCCCTTGATGGTGGCTGCGAAGGCGGGATCGCTGATCCATTTCTTGAACATGGCGCTGGCGTTCGACTCGCTGCATCCCACGGCGCGCATGGCCTTGCCTTTCGGCACGCCAAGCTGGAGCATGGCGACGACGGCGCTCTTCCTGCTGCTTTCGGCTTCGAGGGTGCGGCCGGCGAGGGCGGTCTTGATGAGTTCGTCGTACCGATCGGCGCGCTCCGCGTGAAAGCGGCGCACGGCTTCGCGCCGCACTTCGATGACTTCCTCGGAGACGTTGCGCGTCTTCGGTTCAAGCCCCACCACCGAGGGCGTCGGCTCCGTCAGGGTTTCCCCAGAAGGCGGTGTTGATGGCGGCTTCGCAGATGGATCCTCGGAGCTGCTCGTCGAAGAGATCGTACCAGGAATCTCGGGGGACATCGGCACCATCCTTGCTTTTGCAGCTTACCACGTCAACTGTTGCCTGTTCGCCGAGCACGGTCACTCGGGCGCCCCACATGTGGTTGGCGAAGGAGTAGATCACGTTGTGGACTTTGGGGTCGGTCACATGAAAGCCTTCACGAATTCCGCCGCGAGCGGCGGGACACAGGCGTTGCCGTAACCGCGCAAGCGTCCCACTCGGGCGGGAACCCCATGAGCCAGCGGGAAAGTGCCGGGTTCAACTGGCCGCGCTTTCCCGTCGGCGCAGGGGATCCAGTCGGCGGGGTGCCAGAAACCGCGAGTTGCGCCTGATTCGCCGTCGTCAGACCGAATCCGTTGTTGCCGTGCCTCTCCCGCATCTTGGCTCTCCTCTTCGCCGTGGCCTTGGGATCCCCCTCGTACTGATTCGCCGAGCACGTCGCCCACCCCGCAAGATACGCCACCTCGTTCAATGGGCGAGCATTCTTCCCGTGTTGGTTGCTCCGGCCGTCCTTGAAATCCCTGGCCGCAGCGGTCGGCCAGCCCGCCAGCAGTGCTGTTGCCTGTAGATCCCCGCCGCCCGAATCCTGGCGTCCCAGTTCCTTCTTGCGCTCGGCACTCTCCGGGCCGCCCGTCGGCGTCCGCGCGGTCGGCCACCCAGAACAGGCGCTGGCGGATGTGGGGAGCCCCGACGCCCGCAGCGCAGAGATCCGCCGCCCCGACGGCGTAACCCGCTCCTTCCAGGTCATCGCATACAGCGTCGAACCACGTGAGCGCAGCGCGGCTTGCAACCTGTTCCCCAAGGACCACGACAGGGCGGCACTCGCGGATGAGCCGCCACCAAACAGGCCAGAGGTGCCGCTTATCGGCGAAGCCGCCGCGCTTGCCGGCGGCGCTGAAAGGTTGGCAGGGACACGATCCGGTCCAGCAGGGCCTGCCGTCGGCCCAACCGGCGAGGCGGAGCGCGTAGGCCCAGCCACCGATCCCGGCGAAGAAGTGGCACTGGTCGAATCCGCGAAGGTCTTCTGGTCGGACATCCTCGATGCTCCTTTCGTCCACGGTGCCGGCGGGTAGGTGGCCCGACCGGATCAACTCGCACAACCATTGCGCCGCGAAATGATCGTTCTCGTTGTAGTAGGCGGTCATTCGGCCTTCACCACGTGCCACTTGCCCGGATCGGCAGCGTCGCAAATAAGCCATGTTTTAAAATCGAACTTGGGCTGCTCGAGCGTGATCATACACAAGCTCCCCGGCAACGACCCAGAAGCCATGAAGGTATTCGAGTCCAAGAATAACGGCACTGGCTTCGGCGCCAGGGGGAGCGCGACGGCGCCGGCAAGCAGGGTGCGGCGGGAGAGCTTCATCGTCTCCATCCCCGGCTGGCGAGTCTCGGGGTCGTGGCGCCGGTCCTGCGGCTAAACGTGCCGCGGCGCCGGCGCTGGTCATGGCGCGTCCTGCGCCACGGAAGAGTGAACGTCACGATCTCGCAATCCTCCAGGCACTCAATGCCTTTGAGTTCAGGCAACGCCAGCAGGCCGGCAAGGTCGGCACTCACGTCTTCGCGGGTGAGATTCATGGCTGCTCCTTTGGGGTGCAGAAGATGCAGTTCGTGCTCTTCGGATCGCGCAGCTCCTGGTGAGTCGTCATGTCCAGTCCGCACATCAGGCAGAACTTCATCCGCATCAGGTGCTCGTAGCTCGGGTAGTGCTTCAGAAGCGCGAAGGCGCGGGTCCTCACCGCGAGGGGCACGCCGCTGGTCTTCTTCGGCTGGCACATGTCTTCGAGGAACCTGGCGACGGCGACCATGGCCTGTTGGCGATCGTAGGGGGTGGTCATGCAGACTCCTTCTCGACGGCAAGCTTCTTGATGTTCCAAAGGAGCCTATTACGATTCCTGTGGCAGACCCTACACCACCTACGGCGATCAGGCCTCACTCCGGTATTCTCCACATTGAACTCGTGGCCCCTACAGCAGTGAGTTTTCTTCCTCTTGTTGAATGCCTGCTGACTGGCCGTCGCCCACCGGACGTTGCCGGGCTCGTAGTTGCCGTCGTTGTTGATGCGGTCGATGGAGTGCTTGTCGCTCGGGCGCGGCCCGACGTGATCGAAAAACTTCTGGAAGGACCCCATCCATTCTTCGCACACTCTGATGCCGCGATAAAAGTAACTGGCGCGCAAGTCGGGCACCTTCCCCAAACACCGCGCCCTCATGTGCTTCCAAGCCGTATACTCTGGAGTGTGGTGCATCCCGTGGATCCTCATGCCTGTGCTCCTTTCCCGGCGGCTTCACGTTCACGATCTATCTGCTCTTGGTGCTGACGCCGCTGCTCACGCTGCCGCTTCTCAGCGTCGGCGCGGCGCTCCACCACCACGGACTCGGGCAACCCCGCCACCGTGCGCTGCGGCACCGGCAGTACCGCGGAGACCTTCGGCGCGTACCACTCGCACACCGTCTTGACGTTCTGGCCTTTCACACGCTCCTTGTTCTGCCCCAACCAGTGCAAAAACAGGCCAGCAGGATGCCCGCTCCTGGCTACCGCCGGCGCGATCTCCTGCTCCACCGACCACTGAGCACACCCGGCGATGGCGAGATCCGGCTCCGTCATGCGGATACGCACCGCTGATGCACTGGCGGCTGGCGGCATTGGCGGCAAAACCGCGTCACGCGTGACATCC